GTATCGTTTATCAATACTGGAACGTGGTAAGAAGTAGTAGAAGTTGACATTGCCACTTCTGATCTAATATAAGATTGAGAAAGAACTGCCTGATTTACATTAAAACCAGCATTTTGAACTAAAGATCTTGCATTGTCAAAAACAAGCCTTTGTCCGTGTTGTGAAGTAATAGTTGACATTTTTATTTTTTTTTAAAATTTTAGTAATTGTAATCTTCATCCATACCAGCAATTACACTCAAGTTATCAGGTGAATAACCAGCAATAACGCTAAGATCATCCCCAGCCATAACTGATACTGGAATTTCCATTGCATTATCAATAGCACCCAAAACATTAGTAGCTTGGAGCAAACCTAAGCCACCAGCAGCAACCATACCACTGCCAATAGACTGACCTAAAGAACCTTTAAGCAACTTAGGGAAGAATGCCCCGATAGCCAATACACCAGCACTCTTGATTTTTGGATCAAGGTTAGGTAGAATTTTTGGACTGCTTGTCAATACACGAGCAGCAGCAGCTCCTACAATAAGTCCAGCAGCGTCCATAAAGAATGACTTGCCGATTGCTCCCATTCTTTTAGAACTACGTCTGCGTGGGGAGTAACGCTTTTTTCTTCTTGCCATTTTTTTTGTTTTTTTTGAATTTATGTGAATTTCAATTTCAAGCTATTATAAATCGCCACTATCACCAAAACTATAATAACCATCCTTAGTTAAAATAATATGATCTAATAGGCTAATATCGTGTATTGCACCCGCTTCTCTTAATTTACTTGTCATTCTTCTATCTGCTTCCGAAGGTCTTAAATTACCGCTTGGGTGATTGTGGCACAATATCATTGAAACTGCTCCTAATGATAAAGCAGCAGACATAATTAAGCGAACATCCACATTAACTGCATTCATAGTTCCAATGCTATGATTATAAACTCCTATCACTTCATTATTTTGCTTTAAATATGCTACTGCAAATATTTCTTGGGTTTCAATTTTTTCTTCATTAATATAATCCCTAAACATTTGTACTGCGTCAGTAGGAGTAGTAATAATTAATTTTTTTGCAGATTTTTTACGCAAAATTTTTACTTTGACTTCTGGAACTAAATTTTTTAATTTGCTTACACTACCAACACCAGCTACAACAATTTCTTTACCAGTTTGATAACCTGATAAAGAAACAAATTTACTCGGCACTTCATTACCTAATAAAACTCCTTTATCTGACCTGTTAGAACGTCTTTCATAATATGTTGTACCATATTTTGAAATTCTTTTTCCAGCAGGCAAGGCTTGATAATTTTTATCAGCCTTTTTACTTTTAGTATTATTTTTTTGCTTACTAACACTAATTGTCTTAGGCTTGATTAATTTAGATCCGCTTTTCTTTTTCTTTGCAGTTTTTTTAACTTTCTTTTTTACTGCTCCTATTTTTTTACCTTGTATATGTGCAAAGGCTTCTTTTAAACTGCATCCAGTTTTCTTTCTATATTCAATAGCTTTTTTAAAATTTTGCCTTGCTATTTTTTGTGCTTGAGTCATATTATTTATTTAAAATTTTTTTACACCAGTATAACATTTCTTTGCCACCCCATAATTGATAAGATATATATCCACATTTATTTTTTTCTTTTACATACACTTCAGCTCTTGATAAATAAGAATAAATTTTTTTTATAAAATCAGTACTTATTTTTTTTCTTTCAATTAGTTTTTTTGCTGTTTTAATACCTATTTGATTATTACAATTTTTTTTAATTGAGTTTAATAAAATACCTTCTTTTGCATTATTAGTAGCTTTTACTGGATAGTTATTATACATCAAAGGTGAAAAGAAGGTTATTTTTTTCTTGTAATAAAATATAATACTACTGCACCCCCAATAATGAATGGCAAATAATTTGTTACTGGCTTACCATTTTCATCTACTGAAGTTGCGTTATTTACTATTTGATCTACTTCTTCTGCTGCTGCCTGATCTAACTTTTCTTGATTTTCAAGATTTTTTTCAACAACATTTTTTACTTGCTTTGCCAATACTCTTTTACCTACTTCCAGTACTTGATCTGCATCTACACCAATATTTTTTAAAAATGTTGCTACTTTAATTAATATAGGAGTAGCAGTAGTAACCGCTACTGCACTTGCAGTAACTACTTCACCTATTTGTCCCTCGCTTAAAAATTCAATATCATCACCTAACAATCTTTTCTTTTTGGCACCCTGATTTGTTTTTCTTAAAAGTTCATTAGGATTACCGCCTAAATTCTTCCACCAGTTTTGAGTTGCATCTGCCTTAGTTTTAAATGCGTTATCTAACTTAGTGGCTAAACCCATAAAGTTTAAGCCAACCAATAGAAGAAAAGATCCCCTTGCTGGTGCTAAAGCTATTTTTAATACTATTTTCTTTTTTTCTTTTGGTTGTGCTGGAGTTGTAGCAGTTGCAGTACTGGTAGTTGCTGCTGCTTTTTGTTGTGCTGCTGCTTTTTTCTTTTGTGAACCAAATAAACCTACTTGGTTACCTACTCCTGAAATGCTATACATTGGCATATTTGGTCGTTTATCAATTTTATGGTAATATGTTTTTCTTTCATTAAAACTGGATAGTACTGGATCAATAAAATATTCATTGCCTTTACTATCTTTAATTACTGCAAATACGTGGTGGGGTATTTCATCCAGTAATTTGTAACTGGCAAACCTAAAAAAAATATCGTTTTTTATTAAACCCTTTCTTTTTAAGCTATCCAGAACTCCGATTATAAATAAAGCATAATTCTTGCAATCATTTTTTCCTAAAGAAATAATGGCACTGGGTGACATTATTCGCTGGTTATTTTCTGATTCTATTTTATACTTGACATTTTTTTTAAGAAATTCAAATATATTCTTTGCAGTTTGTATGCCGTTACCAACAAAGAAATCTTTGCTAATTTTATCATATTCATTGGCATAAAGTTTATGTGCTGATAGCATTGCACTAATTATATCAGGAACTCCCTGATCCTTTTTTAATAGGATCTTTTTTTGTCCGTATGGACTTAATTTGCCTAATATATATTCTTTATTCATCAAATTAATTTAGCAGTATAACTAAATGGAGCAATTATACCATCAAAATTAGCACTACCTCTTATTGTGTAATTAACACCAGCCTTGAATAATCCTTTAGTAGTTAATAATTTCAAAATTCCAATACTGGGTGCTGCAATTATTTTTATTTCAGAAGCAGATTTAGGAGCAATTTTTTGTTCGTTAAAACTTGAAAAGTCGGCAACAATCTGATTATTAACTAAAACTTCACCAGTCATAGCAGAAATAGTACCAGTTTGTCCAGTTGGGTTCTGAACTTGGAAATTAAGTTCAATTTGTTTTGATAAACCTTTACCGATTAAACGTATTTTTTTAAAAAGCAATTTTGTTTTATTGCCTAACTGCATCCTACCTAAAAAATACCATATTGCAACAGCACCAGCACCTAAAATTAAATATTTTGCGTTTTTCAAAATTTCTAATGTTTGTACAAAATTATTGAAAATTATTTAAGAAAAAAAAAATTGTCGGCAAGTTGGGAAACTCCTGTATACAGGTACACTTTTAACCACCCCTGTAAGGGGTGGTAAAAGTGACCTTGAAGTTTCACCCTGAAAAAACCCTAAAATTTCAGGGCAAGTGACCTAAAGTGACCTAAAAGTGACCTAAAAGTGACCTAAGCACTTTCTTTTCACCTTTAGCAATAAAAAAAAGGGGTTTTTTAACCCCTTGTTTTTTGGATATATCCTAACCTACTCTAAAAATCGTTTCTAAGGTACTTCCGCTGCTCAAATTTGCGGTTTTTTGCATTATATAGGTTCACGTACCACCCACCACTTTTTTGGGCAAAATTTAAGAAATTTTCTAAATGGCTAATATTTCGGTATTTTCTTGGCAAGATGGCCATATCAGGATTAAAAAAAATAATTGCATTATATTTTTGCTTCATTAGGTACTTTTTTAAATTTTATCTAATTTTGAAAACGAAAAGAAGGTGGTTTTTTCGTTTAAATTCCATTTGTCAGTAGGGGTGCAAGGCATCCCTATTTTTTTTTGTATAGATCATTAACTTTTATAACACTTCCTTCTAAGATCCAATTTTTCAAAATCTTCTTAATTGTTGTCTGCCCTTTACCAGTAAGTTCTGATAGATCAGTAGTTAACTGGGCATAATTTTTGGGTATATCCAGTACTCTATTAATCAAGCTAATTTTTTCAATTCCGAATATATATTCAGAACTCTTTTGATCACTATTAATTTGATACCAGCTGCCACTCTGATACATTATACTTACTGGGTTAAAATCTTCACTGGATCGTAAAAATTGTGGGGAAAGATTTAAGGTATTATTTTCTTTGTTTTTTTCTATACGCAAAACTGACTGGCTTTTCCTATCTAAATAAGAACCGATATGCCCTAATGAATTTTGATCTTTTTTTCCTAAGTGTAAAACTAACAATACAAGTAGATCAAATTTTTTGGTAATTTTTTTAAGCCATTGTATTAAAAAAAAGGACTGCTCAACATTATTGTAGTCTTGTATTAAGTCCAGTACACCATCCAGTACAATAATTGAACAATCCCTATTTTCTTCTAAATAGGCTTCTACCATCAATTTAATATCGTTAGGGGAATCTTCTCTGAATAAAAAAGAATCAAAATTATGTGGTAAAAAATCAGTTATTATTTGCTGCCTTATTCTTTCCAGTACTCTATAATAATCATAATCACTACTTTCAGTATCAACATAACATAACCGCTTTCTATTTGCTGGAAAAACTAACTTACAAGAAAATATATCCCAAGTAGTGAAGGCAGAAGCTACTACTGAAGTAATAAAAGTTGATTTACCCGCTTTTGGTAAACCCTGAAAAGTAACAAAAGATTGAGTAGTTCCTATATTTTTACCATCAATAGTAAATAATATTTTTTCTTCTTGTGGCTTGTAACCATTAATATATTTTCTTTCTTTAAGTTTTTCGTGTAATTCATTTGTCATTGTTTACACTTTTATTAAATGATAATATTACCTTCAGTTACATTTTTATCTTCCTGATAGCTACAAAATTGCTCTGCAATATTGTAAGATTCAGAAATTAAGTAAATAATATCTTCAGGGGAAAGATCTTCTATTTTATTTTTTCTTAATTGTGCCGATAATATATTTAATGCAGTTGTTTCTAATTTAGTCATCCCAGCCATTAAAATAACCTGACCAAATTTATCTTGCATTGGGTGAACTGGCATTGCTGGAAAATCTTTGTTTCTTTGTGACATTTTTTTTAAAATTAATAGTTAAACAATAAGGGCAAAGCATCTTACCTACTTTGCCCTTGTGTATTGTAATGGTAAATAATTTCTTACAATTACTGCACTTCATTTGCTGCTTTATATTCTTTTACTTTCTCAACATATTTTACAAAATCTTCCATTGCATATTTTATAGAATATCTTCTAAGAAAATATACTTTAGATATGCCTTCGCTGGGGTATTCGCTATTAGATAACAAAATAAAGGGTTCACTTCCAGTAATAAATACCTCAAAAAAAATAATAGTGCCATTAATTTTTGCGTTGTTCATTGTATTCAAGTTTTAATATTTCAATATCATTTGTTATTTGATCTACCATTGCTTCCAGCAAGTTTCTTAACTCGTGTTCTAAGTTGTATGGTGAATCTGCTTGATAAATTGTTATATGCTTATTATCTGCAAAAAAATGTATTTGAATATTGATTATTTTTTTACTATCTAATATGCTATTAAAAAAATCTATTTTTTTTTGCATTCCTTCCAGTACATTATGCAATTCGCTTTTTTTTATGCTATATGTTTTCATTCTGTAATATTTTATTGCAATACATACCAAAATTGAATCCAATAGTCATTAGTTCATATTCATCTTCATAATAGAGAATAAACTTTTCAGGATCGTTAATAATTGTTTCGTGCCTTAGTGGGTATTTTTCTAAATATTGCTTCCACAATTTTAGTTTATCGTATTTTAAAGTTATCGTAGCCAAGATTTAAAAATTTTAGTTAAGTAAATAATTTCAATAATTAAGTGCATTAAAATTGCCATTGGAACACAAATGACAATAAAAAAAATTATTGCTATTGCAATAGACAATAACCTGATCATTCAGTAAATTTTTGGGGGTTGTGCCATAGTCAGTTTTTTAGGTTAATAATCAATTTCTTGTAGCATAATTACAAAATCTTTAATTACTGGCAAAAAAAATAGGGGAGTATAGAAATACCCCCCTTGTTGAATTGATTATACTCTTAAATCTGACTAACTTAAAAAAAGTTGTTTTTCCTTGATCCTTCTATTGGTTAAACCTTTGACTTCCACATTGTTAACTTTATTCCACCTTAAAAATTGATCTGCCACTTTTTGCAATGGTGCTTTTTGATTTAATAGCCTTAATAAAGTTGATCTTTGAAATGCTCCAAGTCCAATATTATAAGCTAAAGAAGTTAAAGCTGCTAATTGGTTACTGGTTACTGGTACCTTTATTAGCTTTTGTAAGGCAAATTGCCTTTGCTTAATATCCTTATCCAACCAATCTAAAGCAGTTTCCTTGCTAATTTTATCCCCTTCTTTTACACTTACACCAGTGTAAGGATTTTTTGTAGATCCGTACCCAATAGTCCAAATATTACCAGTATCCTTATAGGCATCCAGTAATAAACCTTCAAATTGAGCAATAATTTTAGCAGCACTCACTTTTTTAGAAATTAGGAGTAATAAAACAATAGCACCAACAATTATGTATTTCTTATTGAACATCTGAATCTTTAGCCAATAAGCCTAACAACATAGTAGCTACACCACTAATAGCCATTGCCCAATCTTTTGTACCAATAGCATCTACAATTAATGATAAACCAGCAATAGATCCCATAAAACTGGTTTTAATATTTTTTAATATACGTTTCATTTTTTCTTTTTTAATTGTTTAATACCTACTGCAATAGAAATACCGCAACTTATTGTACTGGCTA